AGTTCGATGTTGAGCGCATTGGACTTTATGCAGCTCTTAACAACGCAACAGACCAAGAAACTCAATTAAGAATTAGGTCACTTATTGCAATCCATGACAATGACACAGCATTGGCTGGAAAAATTAAAGCTGAACTTGAAGCAGCCGATGTTGCTCGAAAACTAGCTTCAGCAATGGAAATGTCATTGGCTTCATGGGGTAACTTCCAGACAGTCATTGGCAATGCTTTCAAGAATCAAGCCATTCAACAACAGCAACAAACTCAGCAAATGATTCCATCAACTCCAACTTATGTGCCACCTTCTTATGCTCCAGGCGATATTCCTGGACTTAGCGGCACACGCGGATTCTCTTTTGGAAGTGCCTCATCTCCAACTTACATAATCAACGCATCGGGCATTGGCGATCAACAAATTGCATCAGTCGTTCAAGGGGCTATTCAAGACCTTAACAGATATGGAAGTTCAACAACCTACGCTGGAGCAATCTAGTGGCAGTTCCAACAATCAATGCCACAATTAACTTTTCAACTGGCCCATCAAATGCTCAGGCTATGCTCTTTGATATTGGTCGTCTCGATTACAATGTCTTTGCCGATAGCGCAGGGCTTGTTGTAGATGTATCTAATCAAGTAGATAGATTAAGCACTAAGCGCGGTAGAGATGCTCAAGCTGATAAGTTTCAAACGGGTCAGTTGAGCCTTCGCATTGTAGATCAGAACGGTGACTTTAACCCACAGAATACTGCCAGCCCTTATTACGGCTATCTCGACCCAATGCGTAAGATTCAAATAACTGCAACTTGGAACTCGATTACCTATCCAATCTTTTCAGGATTTATTACAAGCTATACAACAACAACCCCTAAGTTCACAGGCGATATTGTTTATACAACTATCACAGCCGTAGATGCTTTCAGACTTGCACAAAATGCTCAGATTTCAACAGTAACTGGTGGCACAGCAGGACAGTTATCGGGCGCTCGAATTGGTAAGATTCTCGATGCAATCTCTTGGCCTGCGACTATGCGTGACATTGATGCTGGACAGACAACTATGCAGGCTGATCCTGGCACGCCTAGAACAGCCCTAGAAGCCATGCAGACGATTGAACTGTCAGAGTATGGCTCTTTATATGTCGATGCTTCTGGAAACTTTGTATTCCAAGACCGCTTGTTTACCACCAACAGCGTAAATCAGACTCCAGTTGTGTTTAAGGATGATGGAACAGCTATCGGATATTTCAATGCCGTATGGGTTCTCAACGATGTCCTTGTTTATAACTCGGCTCAAATTACCCGTGCTGGCGGCACAACCCAATCGGTATCCAATACTGCTTCTATCAATAAATACTTCCTACATTCATATAATCAGCAGAATCTTCTCATGGAAACCGATGCCGTAGCCAAAGACTATGCAGGTGCTTATGTGGCTTCTCGAGCAGAAACAACGACCAGATGTGATGCCATTGTCCTTGACCTTTACACGGACAATTACGATGCTGGGATTACGGCTGCTTTGAGCCTAGATTATTTTGACCCAGTATCCATTACAACAACTCAGCCAGCAGCTGTTGGTACTTCTACACTATCTAAAACTTTTCAGGTTTTCGGGGTTGCCCACGACATGACCCCTAATTCATGGAAAACAACCTTTACCACACTAGAACCCATCATCGATGGGTTTATAATAGGAACAGCCCTGTACGGCGTACTTGGCGTGAATGTTTTATCTTACTAAGGAGAAATAAATGGCAACAGGATTTCCTGCCGCAACAGGTGACGTATTAACTAGCGGAATGTTTAATGGCTTGGTTGCCTACACGCTAAACGCACAAACAGGCACAACCTATACATCAGTATTAACAGATTCATATCAGGTGCTTGTCACCATGAGCAATGCTTCTGCTAATGCTTTTAAGATTCCAACAAATGCTTCAGTAGCTCATCCAGTTGGTACTGTTATTACAGTTCTCAATATCGGTGCTGGTACTTGCACAATTTCAGCAGTTACATCAGGCACAACAACAGTTCTATCTTCTGGAGCAACAGCGGCAGCGCCTACTCTAGGACAATATAAGGCAGCAGCTTGCATTAAAACAGCAACAGATACTTGGTACGTTGTAGGAGCAATTTCGTAATGATTGCCAATAACGTTGCTGCCGCAACCTTTTCACTTACCCCGCCTACTGCTACTGGTGGATCAACAATTACTTCTGGTGGATACAAATATCATGTATTTACTGCCAATGGAACATTCCAAGTAACTGCTGGTTCAACAAGTCAAGGACAAGTGATTCAGATTGCAGGCGGTGGTGGAGCAGGTAGCGCAACAGGCGGTGGTGGAGCAGGTGGTTTAGTTTATACATCTGCTACAACATTTACAGTTGGTTCTTACACAGTTGTTATTGGAGCTGGTGGTTCTAATACAACATTTACAGGATTAACAAATGCCGTAAGAGGCGGCGCGGGAGCGTCATTTGATACAGATGGAAACTCTGGTGGTTCTGGCGGCGGTGCTGGTGGCGCTGTTTTAAATACTCACACAGGTGGAGCTGGCACGGCAGGTCAAGGAAACGCTGGTGGTGGTTCTAGTTCTAGTTCCGTCCGTTCAGGCGGCGGTGGTGGAGCAGGTGGAGCTGGTGGAACTTCAAACAGCACAACAGGTTCAGCAGGTGGTAGCGGAAGCAATGCTTACTCAACTTGGTTGAGTGCTATTTCATCTTTGATGGCTGGTGCATGGCAAACTGCAACTTCAACTGGATATATTGCTGGCGGCGGTGCAGGTAACTTAGGCGCAGCAGGTACAGCAGGAACAGGCGGCGCAGGCGGCGGCGGAAACGGTGGAACAAATGGTTCACCTGCTGGCCAGGCTGGTGTTGCTAACACAGGCGGTGGAGCAGGTGGCGGTAACTCAAGCCTTTCAGGTGGTTCAGGAATTGTAATTGTGAGGTATCCAGTATGAGTCATTGGGCTGAGATTGATGCAGATAACAATGTTCTTCGTGTAACTGTTGGAGATAATAATGACCCCAATGGTGATGAAGGCTATCAATGGTTAATTGATAATCTTGGCGGTACTTGGATTAAAGCATCGTTCAATAAAAGAATTCGTAAAAACTTTCCAGACCGTGATGGATACAAATACGATCCCGTGCAAGATATTTTCTATCACCCAAACATGGTTGATGATGAAACCGATTCTTTGTAAGGCTGGTCAGCAACTTCGTGAACAAATCGATGATTGCTTTCCTGAACGCTCACGCAAAAGCGATGGTTGGATAGGCGATGCCGCACACGCCAATCGTAAGAGTGACCACAATCCCGATCCGTCTAACGGCTACGTCAGGGCTATTGATGTGGATAAGAACCTCGACACACGAGCCAGCACAGGCAGTTATCTTGCCGATCAGATTCGTGAATGTGCCAAGAAAGACAAACGGATTGCATATGTCATCTACTCCGGTCGAATTGCCTCACCTAAGTCATTTTGGCGTTGGCGTACTTACAATGGGATTAATCGCCACGATCATCACATTCATATCAGCTTTACCAAAAAGGGCGATTCAGATTCTACGTTCTTCCAAATCCCAATGCTAGGAGCAAACTAATGAACATGAAAAACCCTCTCGTCCTAACTGCTGGTGCTTTCCTATCAGCTTGGGCTGCATCTAACTTTGATGTCGATTACCGTGCAATCCTTTGGGCGGTGTTAGCGCTGACCGTTATTGGTTCATTTATTGGTGCTGTCAAATGGTTAGTAAAGCATTACCTAAACGAACTAAAGCCAAATAGCGGCTCAAGCATGCGCGATGAATTAAATGAGTTGCGTGTGCGTGTCGATACGATACTTCGCATCTTAGAGAGGTAACAATTTACACATGGCAAGAAAAGCAACTCAGAAGCTAGTGGATGAAGGCTATTCCAAACTAGATGCGTGGGCTATTGGTGTGCATGAAATGTATCGTGCATTGCGCCGCGCAGGTTTCCCAGTTGATTTGGCACTTGCCATCATAGTTGAGAAAAACGCATATCCTGAATGGATACTGCCTAACCCAATCAACCCAAATATCCCAGAGCCAGACTGGTATGACGATGAGGATGAATGAAAAGAACTGTTGTAGTTCCAGACTTACAAGTTCCCTATCACGATTCAGTAGCTGTTAAAAATGTTGCAAGTTTTATTAAAGCGTTTCGCCCCGATTCTGTCGTTACTCTCGGAGATGAAATCGATCTCCCACAGATTTCCCGATGGACAGAAAACACTCCAGGATGGTACGAGCAGACACTAGCTGCTGATAGAGATGAAGCAGTCGAGGTTCTCTGGTTATTAGTTGAGCACGCTAAAGAGGCTCACATGATCCGTAGCAATCACACAGACCGGCTTTACAATGTTACCATGAAGAAGATTCCAGCCTTCTTAGCGTTGCCTGAGTTGCGCTTTGAGAAGTTCATGAAGCTCGATGAACTAGGCATCACCTATCATAAGAAGCCCTACGCCATCGCTAGGGGCATTGTGGCAGTTCATGGGGATGAGCAGAGCGTGAAGCCTACACCCGGCTTAACAGCCCTTGAGGCGGCTCGTAGGCACGGTATTAGCGTTATATGTGGGCACACACATAGAGCAGGTCAATCAGCCTTTACAGAGGCTTCTGGCGGGCGTATAGGGCGTATTCTAAGGGGTTGGGAAGCAGGGCATCTCATGGATGTCAGGCAAGCTCATTACACTAAAGGCACGATGAACTGGCAGCAGGCTTTCATCATCATTGAGGAGATTGGCACAAACGTGCAGGTCAGCCTCATAAACCTTGAAAAGGACGGTACTTTCATTGTGTCAGGTAAGAGATACGGGCGCGCTCGGTAACGACATATCTCGAGACATCGATGACCACATGGATGCTTCAGAATTGTTACCGTTTCGTTATCAAAATCTACTGAATAAATCCCACTAGCTGTGTAACACTTTCCCTGTTCCCGAAATACGGGGCAAGAAAGGGCAAAATGATTATTAACTCATTAACGATTCTGCTAGTTGCAGGTGTTGGTTTAATCTCTTATTTCTCATTCAGATTAGGGCAAGAGGTTGGCTACGATCAGGGCATGGTCGAAGGTCGCAAAGCCGTTCGAAAGTATTACGAGCAGGTGGGTCGATGAAGGCAACTGAGGCGCTTATCAATGCAATCGACATTATGCAAGATCGTGGCAAGGTCTACGGTCATCCGAAAATCAATCAAGGTCGCATCGCTGCAAGGCTATCCTGTCTACTTGATTATCCAATCACAGACTCACAAGCTGCTCTTGCAATGGTCGAAGTCAAACTTGCAAGAATCACAGAAACACCAAGCCACACAGATTCTTACATCGATGCAATCGCATATCTAGCAATAGCAGTTCAATTACAAACAGAGGCGGATGAACTTTATGTTTAACCTGGACGATTATCAGCCAGTCGAAGAACGATTGGCTTTATTCATAAAAGACTTCCCTGATTTCAGGGTCGAGACAGAGTTAGTGAGCTTCCAAAATGACCGATACATTGTTAAAGCATGGCTTTATCGTACTTTCGCTGATAGCACGCCGTTCTCCAGCGGACTCGCTGAGGAGACGATTAGCAGTCGAGGCGTTAATGCAACTAGCGCATTGGAAAACTGCGAAACTTCAGCGATCGGCAGAGCGCTTGCGAATGCTGGTTATGCAAGCAAGGGTAAGCGACCAAGCCGAGAGGAAATGGTTAAGGCAACAAGAGCAAAGCTCACACAGCCAAAAGAGCATATCCCTG